TCAAGTAAAATTCCAATTAAGAGAATTATCAAATCCTTGAATATCAGCAAGGGATTTTTCTCCTGATTGGGTAAGTCGATAGTATCTTTTTCTAGCACCGGCTCTATCGTTAGATCGCTCGGTTCCCCATCGAGATTTAATGAGTCCTTTTTCCTCTAATTTCTGAAATACAGGGTAAAACGAGCCAATATCAAGGCTTTGACCTTTAGTGTTGGCTATAGATTCAATTATCTGTAATCCCGACAATTCTTTATTGTAAAGAGTCTGCAAGACAAGAATTTCTTTAGGTGTCATCGTTTTAAAGTTTTCTAATCGGTCTTTTTCTGGGTGATTGTCGATCTTGAATTAAATCTTGGTTTTCCTCAAGGAAAGACTCTAGCTGATCATCGGGGATTTCTCTGATCTCTCTGGTTTTCAGTAAAACAATAACCCTAGATTGTGGTGGTTTGACGACATTCGACTTGAAATCAGGAGGAATACCCGGTAATCGGTCAATTTTTGCTGAATACCCACCACATCGGTCAAATTTGTCAGACATATTTTAAATACGGTATAATATTGGTATGCCCCCGCGTTAACGGGGGACTCATCACAATTACTACTACAGAGTAAATCATGACTAATTCTAGTTTACAGCGTTTTGATCACGATGGTATTGAATTAATTATTAATATCGAGACCGGTGAGAGCTTTGCCTCAATTAGTGGATATGCCCGGATGTCAGGGAAAATACCTTCGACTATTTCTCGCCGTTTGACCATGAGTGGTTTGCGTGAAAAGGGTCTTGAACAGGCTCAAATTGAGACGGCAAGTGGGTTACGAACCGTTGCATTAATCCCAGAAAATTTAATCTGCCAGTGGCTAATTAAAGACAATCACGAACTAGCCCTAAAAGTAATGCAGTTGGGCGTTCGCTTATTCCTTCACACCTTAGCCGGTTTTCAGGTCAAAAGTGAGGCAATTGAGACTAACAAGCAACTTGAGAGCCAAGTCGCTGAATTGACTGCCAAAATCGACGAATTGGATTATCGAGAAGTTGACTATATCGATGAAGTCCTCGGCTTAAAAGACCAAATTAAAAAGCTTGAGAGCGAGAACTCTACTCTAGAGGAACAAATCGAGTTAATGGGGGGATATTAGGGGAAAATCAGTAAACAACCTTGTTTACTGCTAAAATAAAAAACAGAAATTGACACCATAACTGGTACATAACTGATAAAGCTAACCCCTGTAGTCTCTACAGGGGTTTTTTGTTGTCTAATGCTCGGAGATTAGTGGGTAATGTTCGGAGATTGGCTGGTTGTTAGATTGTTGATAGATTGTAGATACTCTTATTAACAATGGAACCCTTGATATATATAGATTTCAGACTTTGTTTATATTGTTAGCCTTATTCCCGTGTCAGGATTTTTTATGTTTTTATTGCTGACCCCGATTAATTAGATTGTTAGTTTGTAAATAGATTGTAAATAAGGGTATTTACAAAGATAGAAAAGATGAAAGTGTTGATATATATAGCTTTCATCTTTTTTTTACTTCTTTGTAGATATTGTTAATAATTACCCCGTGTGTATTTTTTTTGTTTTACTGTTGAGCCTGGTGTTTTCTTATTGCTGACCTTGTTTGGTTTCTTTATCTTTTTTCTCTCTATAGAGCATCAACAATATCTACAAAGTCTGAAACCTAGGCAGCGCAAAAGTTTTGATTGTAAATAAGGTTATTTACAATCAAACACAAAAAGAACAAATTAGAGATAAAGCACTTCTCGCTTTTAAAATTCTCTGATTAACCGAAAATACGGCATTTTGTCAATAGAGTCGGTTTTTCATTTAATGACTTTTTATTGCTGACTTTGCTGTGCATCTTTTTTTCTCTTTCTTTTTTCTCTATAAAGCATCGACAATATCTACAAAGTCTAAAGCCTATACCCTGTATAGGTTCTGATTGTTAATAACCTTATCTACAATCAATTACAAAAGAACAATCGCTCTGTAGTATCTGTAGTATATATAGTATATATAGTACAAATAAATAAAAAAATACCGCCCTACGAGAGAGCGGCTACCCATGTCAATCTTTTAAAAAAAATCTATCACAGTCTTAACAAAATTGTCAAGACAAAAAAATAACCGCACTCCCGGGTGGTATAAAAGAGCGCGGCGGTGTAAATATGTTTTCCTTTTAATTATATCTCAAAAAAGAAAATTCAAGATATAATAGTACAAGAAACAGTATGCACCTCATCGATGGCTCAAAAAGTCCTTACTGGTAACTATTTTCTTAAAGGGCAGTCGTATCCTACGATTGCCAGTGAAATTGTTATTGAGATTAAAAAAGGATCGACTTGGGATGAAGAGTTTTTTGTTCAAGGGGATTTTACTACATGGGATATTAACTTTTATGTAGCAAAGCAATTCGGTGAAGATCGCATGGCAGTCGGGCGAGTTGATGAATTGCAGTTTGGGGATTTTATTTTACCTTCTAATGAAGATGGAGAAGATCTAATTGAATATCAAGATTATACTTATTTTCGTCTAATCGTTGACAGCAATGTTACGGATGAAATGGAAGTTACTCCTATTGCTTTTAAAGAAATCGCACAACCAAAAGCAGGAAGAGATTACTGGCAAGCTGACTTGGAAGCCTCCAAAACTATTGCTAATCGGCTCGTCATTGAACCTTTAGGACTAGATTTAATTCCCGTAGTTGTTAGGGGGCAAGTCTGATGCCAATTGAGATAACTGGAAGTTCTAGGCAAGTAATTGTTTCGGCTACTCTTGGAGGTGCTGGATGGTCGCCTGTTTTATCCTTAGTTGCTGATGGTAATCGACGGGTTTTTCAAATAGTTAATTGGGTAGGAGGTTCGGGTACTCCTCCAGCAACGGGTGGTTATATTGGACCGTCTGGACCAGTTTCTTCAATTAGCTCTGCTGTTGATGTTCGGGGTTCTCCTGGACTACCGGGAGAGGGGGGTGCTTTTTACAAGCATACTCAATCGCCTGCGTCTGCAATCTGGACAATTATTCATAATTTAGGCTTTGAGCCACAAACTCAAGTTTTTAGTTCAGGAGGAGTAAAAATAGAAGCTTTTGTACAAAACCTTTCTTTAAATACTACTCAAATTATTTTTAGTAGTCCCTTTAGTGGTTATGCAATTTTATCGAGGTAAAAACCATGACATTCATCGAATTTTGGTCTGACGCTGAATTTAAAGGAAAAATTCGAGCTTCTGTTGCTCCAGAAAATCCTAGCGATTTGGTTAATTTTGGTACTGTAAATGCCCTTCTAGAAGGATTTGACTACAAAGATGCCGTATTCGCTTCTGCCCCATCAAATATCAATTTAAATGCCCCTGGGTCGGTAATTGGTGGGGTCACAATGACTCTAGCCAACTCTCGCTTTATTGCCGCAAATCAAACTAATAATACAGAGAATGGACTATACAACTGGAACGGAGCTTCTGTTCCAGCTACCCGCACTGCTGACGCTAGTACAGGAGCCGAACTCAGAAACGCGATTGTAACTGTTGCCTCTGGTAGCGGGAATAATGATGAGGGCGTGACTTACAGGCAGATTACTCAATCTGTAACACTCGGAACGTCCCCTGTAATCTGGCAAGTTCACGGGTCGGGTGTTCCCGACGCAAGTGAAACTACAGCAGGTAAAGTACAGAGGGCTACTTTAGCCGAACTAGAAGCGGGGGCAGATACAGCCAAATATGTCACCCCTTCTTTGCTTGCTAGTTGGTCTGGCAGACGGCGATCAGTAACTACTAATCCTTTTGGAGATGGAACTAATACAGTCTTTGTGATCACACATATCCTGACTGATACTAATCCCAGCGTAGAAATAATTCGCAATAGCGGTAATAGAGATACTGTAGGAGTTTTTACGGAGCGATTGAGTAATACTTCGATTCGCTTAACCTTTGCTTCTACAGCAGTACCCCCCGTAAATGGTTTTGTAGCCAAATTATTAGCTTAGTGCATGAAAGAGTATCTCGGACCAATTGACACCTTAGATAGCATTGCCACATCCCGATGGGTATCAAATTACATGACTTGGGCTAATATTTCCGGGAAACCAACCATTCCAATTATTACCTACGGAACTGCGGCTCCTAATAATAGCGATGGATATCCGGACGGATCCCTGTATTTTCAAATTTCCACCTAACTTAATCCCTTCGATAAAATTATGAAAATCATAGAAACAATAGAATCTTACACTTTTCAGTCCGATGCGGGCGACTGGCATTGCAAATGGTATAAAGATGAAGGTGTTGAGATTTTGCCTCAATTTTTACTAGATTCAAGGCTAATCGTAGCCAGTCCAGTTAATTTCTTGAATTTATCAACTTTTATAGTCGAAGTTCACGAGTTTGTATCTGCGAGAGAATTATGGCCGCTTTAAGTGGGTTATCAGATTTAATTAATAGGCAATCGGGGGGCAACAATGGCAATCCCGATAATCTTTTTTTCCATAAAGTTCCACGAATCGGGGGAGCTAGTGCTGCGGCACTGGTCGTCGGGAGGGATCATTCTTTGTGGCAATACGACGGACTTCCGAGTGGTGGGGCTATTCCTACAATTGCCGAAATTCCAGTCCGATCGATGATTGGGTCGATGCCTTTTCTTGCTCCTAGCAACTCGCAGGAAAAATTTTTAATTCAGGATGGAATTACCTCTACTGTTCCTGGAATTTATCTTCTGTATGATCGCTTGTTTCATATAGGAGGATTGAGCGCTGCAATAACCACGGATCAGCCGATTCAAGGTTCTACCGCTCTGACGCGAAATACGAATGGACTTGGAAATATTGCTTTTTACGAAATCTATAGTCAAGTTGGCGCAACCAGCGCCAACTTGACTATGACCTACACCAATCAAGCAGGTGTACCAGGAAAAGTATCATCCATTAATATCGGAGGAACTGGATTTCGAGAAGCGACTCGCGCACAAAGAATTCCTTTAGCTTCAGGGGATACCGGAATCAGAGCAATTGAAAAAATTGCTTTATCAGCCAGCACTGGCACGGCTGGTAATTTTGGCATCACCCTTGCGATGCCGATATCTTGGCAGTCTATACCTTTAGCAGGGGTGATGGGTTGGCGCGATTACACGACGGGGTTGCCAGGTATCCCGGCGATCCACCCGAATGCCTGTCTTTCTTATATGCTTCGATCGGGAGGGGCAACTGCCCCAGAAATTTTTGGATGCTTGGCTTTTGTGGAGAAATAAAAATGCCTATTAATAATTATCAAGATTATCTTAGCCAAATCTCTCTGCAAAATGCAGAAAATTTTCAAGCTAATATAACAACGCAGTTCACACCTGCTAGATTAATATTAATTTCCAGATTTTTTCCTACTGCGGCTTCTATCCCTTCTTCAAGTATTGCGCTAGATAATACCAGCCTGCATGGGATAAATAATAATTTATTAGGCACAAGTGAGTTGTTGTTGCTGGGAGGCCAATTTAATTCTCCAGGAACACACACTTTGATCCTGGTAGATTTGCTTAATATTTCTGGCGGGCTAAATGCGGTTTTGACCACAGAGCAAACTACAAATTTGCCATCAGCACCCCTAACAAGATATGCAAATGGGGAAGGGGTATTTGCTGGTTTAATTATTTGGGCAATTACAGGAGGCATAGTTTCTACATCTTCGATTAATTATATCAATCAAAATAATATATCAGAGCGAATTAGCCCTCCGATATCTTTCCCTTCCTCTACTGGGGGATCTGATCGAAGCCCGGGTAGAATACATTTGATACCTCTTGCTCCTGGAGATACTGGTGTGCGGGAAGTGAAGTCGGTAACTTTATCAGCCAGCACTGGCACGGCTGGTAATTTTGGGGTGGCATTATTTAAGCCTTTGGCTATGATGTCGGTGTCATTCAGTCAGCCGATTGACGCTGTAAGTACTGGGGGATTTACTGGAAGCCTTTGCAAAATCTTTCCAGACGCTTGTTTGTCTGTTTTTTTATGTCCAGGGACAGGCACTCAGTCTGTTTCAGGTTCTCTTTTTTTTGGGGAGTAATCGTATGGCTTCACGGCGTTTATTTGATTCCGCAACAATAGAAATTGGACAAATTCCCATTATTGATTTAATTCAATTTACTCAAAGTTACGTTAAGGTCAATGGAGCTTATCAACTTGCAGTACCTTTCATTAAAATCAATGGAATTTATCAGCAGTCGAATCCGGCAATAAAAAATAATGGAATTTATCAATACAGCTAAATTATTTAAGCTTTTGCAAGATTGATTGACAGGGTTGCGTGCCGCATTTTGCCACTGATTTCCCGACTCTATCCCTCACCATCAAGGAAATCAAGTCAGGTAATCGGATGCCAAAAATTTCAAAGATTGATGGATTGCCTACAACGCACTTGATGCCATTAAAGGCTATCTTGCTTGGAAGCATCTACGTGATTTGCAGTCTCTTTTGCCAACAAACCACCCTTTTAAAAATCGATCGCCGCTTGTCTCTGATGCTTAAATATCATCCCATCCACTTAATCCAGAAGACATGACATAGCTGGTAACAGTAGCTTCAAAAAAGTTTGATTTGGTATGACCTTCCCCTTGAGTATCAGAGAATTTTTCTAAATGAGAATAGGGAGACTTTTTGTATTTATCCTCAGTAAAAATTGGATTTAAGCCAATCGCTCTTAGTCGAATATTGGCCAAATATTTTGTATATTGATCAGTGCTATCTTCTGTAATTCCTAATATTTGATTGCCGATAATATGGTTAGACCAATTAATTTCTTGATTGACAGCCTCTAAAAATGAACTTGCTATACCTTTTTTAATTGACTCTTTTGGGAATAATTGCAATGCTTCCACAATTAATTTTTGATACAAACGAACATGACTCAATTCATCTCGATTAATCATCCTAAAAATATCAGCACTACCGGCCATTAGATGTCTAGAAGCTAAATTATAAAAATACTGGAACCCATTATAGAAATACAGCCCTTCTAGAATATAATTAGCGACAAGAGAACCAAAATAATTACTCTGTGTTGGGCTGTCAATATATTTTTGATAAGAACTAGCAATAAATTCACAGCGATCCTTGAGAACTTTATCGGTGCGCCATAAATCATAAATTTCAGCCCTTTTGTTTGAGGGAATAATAGTCTCAATCAAGTATTGATAACTTTGATTGTGCATAGCTTCTTGAGAAATTTGTTCTGCCATACAAAGGCTGATCTCTGGGGCTGTGACGCAAGATTTTAAGTGAGGAATATTACAGGTTTGTACAGAATCAAGAAAAGTTAGATAAGACAAAATACCATTATAGGCACGTCTTTCGTCAAGGGTTAAATTATTATAGTCAGTTATATCTTGAGTAATATCTATTTTTTGCGGAATCCAAAAATTCTCACGCATCTGTTGATACAAACTTACAGCCCAAGTATAGCGAACATCATTTAATTGCATCAAGTTGGTGGTGTTACCAAACCAGATCGAACGGGTTTCGATTGCATCATCTCCCGACAGATTGAAGATCGGGGAAATGGGCATTTTATTGCTAAGACTGATCAATGACATAGTTTTACTTTACTTTGGTTTCCACTCTTTACATTGTACACAAGAAATAGAAGGATTTACGCTACATTTTAGATTAAAGTCTTTATGGGTTTCAGGATTATAATATTTACAAGAACTAATCCGATTATATTCATCTGTTAAATAGTATTTGAATTGTTTAACTGTGCAGATTAAATTAGTCTTAAATCTAAAAAACACTCTATACAAGACAACAGCGACAATTAAAGCAGTATAAAGTAAAAATATACTTAATATAATAGTTGCTAAAAAGTTAATAATTACTAATACAATATTCATAATGATTATT